TCCTCTTCTTCATCGTCGTCAGACTCACAGAGATCCTCATCGTCAGACTCACAAAAGTCTTCATCGTCGTCCGTATAATCATCCTCTACCTCTTCTTCGGGATCGAGGCGNTCGGGCTTTTTGGAAATGCGTCCATACCTAGTGACTACGGTAGACATTGCTACTATATAGTAGTGCACTATCTTTTAAATATATTTTGGTCGATAGGTCGTGTTGGTATTCATGGCGTTCTTCATGAGCATACGTTCGGTGGCGACGACAATCTTTTGACCGATGGCGGCTATCTCGGCTTGTACGTCGGGGTCTATGGGTGACATATAAAGTGGAATCTCGTTGAGATGATGAATAGCCTTGTGTAAGAACACATCGGACTTATGGTCTATGACCAATTGCATGTTTGTGTAAAACTGACCGTACGATTCTTCGTGTATCCCAGAGTACGCGTGGGCCTCCTTGATGAGTGNGAGAATCTCGTTCGCATTCGTGTCGAACCGTGTGATGTTGGAAAGGATGTATACGAATACGGCTATGACAATCACGTACAGCATCTTATAATATGCTGATTATTTTATCCGTCGGGGTAAACTTACGGGTGTTACAGGAACACTTCTGCTGGATGTATTTTTCCTTTTTCGTCATGGAAATGGTGAATGGGACTTCGGTCTTTTCACAGGTTCCACACGTGAGAGTAGTATGAGCGGTGTACGTCTTGTGTTTCTTCGTGATACTCTTCACATCACACGCTGTGATGTGTTTGTTGATGTACGCATTCACCGTATCCACCGTATCATCAGTCTTGGGCTTCACGGGACTCATGACGAACATGGGTTTCTTGGGGTTGCCCATGGGGTACATCGCCTTGTACACGTCGTCGGGGAGTCTCAGGGCTCTCCCCGAAAAATCCTTACAAAACCCATTGATTCTCCCCTTCGTCGTCTCACACTTACAGAAACACCTTTGTCTGATCGAGTCACCGTCTATGAGAAACCACACGTGATTGGATGCATGTCTTCTCTTGAGATTTTCACAGTACTTGGAGTTGGTGGAGACGAGATGAATATCACCGTGTACGTACACCTTCGTGACTTCGGATTTTTCTTGGCCCTCCATGTATTTTTGGATAAACTTCTGAAGAGACAAGAGCACCTCTGGGTCATTGAAGGTATCTTTCATCTCCTGCACGGTGAAAGATCCCTCTTCTCTCACGGATCCCTGGATGACCACGTGGTCCGTCGCCTCCGTGCGAAGGGTAGCCATGTGAAGAATATCTACACTGGGTTCACGGTCGTGAATGCGTTCAAACTTTCCATCGTACATGAGAATGGGAATGTATTGGCCCTGGGTCACCTTACCCTTCTCGCACCCCTCACATCCCAATCCGTTACACGCGTCGTGCTTCGCCCGCTTGTGTGACCAGGGCATACGGAAACCACTCCCCTTGGCGTTCTTCTTCCCACCCCCATAGACGGACGTATCCACCACATCCTTCCAGTCGATCGATGGGAAAATGAGATTGAGAGCAGACACGATGTGCGAGTGCAAAGCCATGGNGGACCCATGATCCACCACGAATCCATGCCAGTTTATGTGGACACCGTATTTCGTGAGGTCCCCGCACTTTTTGGGTTGCGCCACGGACACGAGGGCTTTTTTGTCGGTAAACTTGGACACCCTATCACATATGGTGGTGCATATTTCTTCTATGGTATCGAACGACACTTGTTCGACACTCTTATAGTCGAGGTCTACGAAAAAATGAAACCTATCCGTCTTCTGTTCCACCACGTAAATCTTTTCACCCCTTTTCACAGCGTCTATGTACGCCTCGTAGAAATCATTCAATCTATCAAACGGCACGGATAGGACACCACCATCCATGAGCACGTGTGAGAGATTGGAGCCTGATCGACAAAACCCCTGTTGCTTACACCAATGTTTGAACATACTTATACCTGTAGCGTATTATTTTTTTAATATTCTTCCTCATGCCAGATGGATGTGCGACAAGAGACATCCCTGTACTCCTGCTCCACCTTGGTGAGTTCCTTCTTNATGACCAAGAGCTCGTAGACCGTCTTCCCCTTGTTCTCCTCCAACCATTTTTCAGCCTGTGCCTCCGTGTAGTCTTTCCGATCCATCAAAATATCCTTCATCTGTAACAGTATCATGTTCTTCGACTTCATTATTTAATAGCAAACGTTTTTCTATTGAGGGAACTCACGCAAGCATAAAATTCAGGGTTCCTTACCACGTGTTTGACTATCCGGTCCCATTGATTACGCGCGTTAAACTCCGATAACGTGTCGAAGCTCATGTAGTCGTTCTCGTCGTACGTGCGTTTCATCTGTATCTTTTTAGTGTGCATCTTATGCTTTTCTTCATTAAACTGTTTCACGAGTTCCGACTGTTCGGTCCGTGAATAGTCCACGAAGAATATAAAGACCGTGTACTCCAAATCCACAGAAGGACTCTCCTTCACGGTAAACGTAAAACTCGTGTACTCACCTCTCTTGAGGGACACCACGCCACGAGTCTCTTCTTCTAATTCCCTGAGGGCACATCGGAGAGGATAGAAAATCTCTCTGCGCCTGCATCCTCCGGTAACAAATATCCATTCTTTAAATCGTCTGTCTCTCACTGTGAGAAACCTGGGTGTACCACCCGTGAAAGACACGGGTATCGCGATAGCCTTGTGTTTCTTCATTGCTCATGGCAATTCTACTATTTGCGAATATGTTTATTTTTCGGATTCGGGCTCGGCGATGGTCACGTGCTTTTTACCACGGGTCGTGGTAGACTTGACCGCCGGTGCGGGAGCTGGGGTGGGCTCTGGCTCGGGTACGGGTGCAGCCGCGATGCTCGGGGGTTCCATGTACACCACGGGTTGTTGCTTCTCGTTGATGGCGGTCGTCAACTCCTCCTTGGTCTTCTTGAGCTCCCTGAACAAGTACACGGTGGCCGCGACGCACACGACGACGGCGACAATAGTGGCGGTATCACGATCGAATGCAAACATTTTATACTGTAAGAGTGTTTCATTTTTTTAAGTACCTACAATGGCACCCATTTTTACATTATCTTTACTAGGACATTCATATCCCTTCTGAGCAAATTGAACTTCCTGATAATGTCCATCTTTACACGGAGCGTTAGGAAGTTCGACGTACTTGTTGAGTGTACCCGACTTGGGATCATAGGTGATGAGAAATACAAACGCTGCTAGGAAGAGTAACAACCACATGTTATTGTTAACGGAGAAAGTTTACTGATGAATGGATACGACTGTTGGCACAGTCGGGATCTAGTTAGAATACATGAGGCCACCCATGCCATTTTCGATCCTGAGGATGTTGTAGTTGACACCGTAGATGTCATCCTCGTGGTTGGCCGTGTCACACACGAGACGAGCAGAATCGATGCGGCTGAAGTTCAGGGAACCCGTGGGCTGGAGCTTGGAGGTGTCCAGGCAGAAGGGGTACAGGAAGAGCTTGTTGTTGTCCCCGGAACCATCCTGATCCTTGGAAGCGTTCGTGTGGTAGTAGGCGGGCACGGCGGTGAAATGGGGATCCACGTACTTGAAGTCCGTCACGTCCGTACCGTTAATCTGGAGCTTGAGCTTGTTGCTCGAGCCTGCGATGGGGAGAGTAGAACCATCGGCCGCCGCGAGAACCTTCACGGGGTGATTGAAGTTAATCTCCTGGATCCTGGACTGCGAGGCGATCGCGCGCTGGGTCTGGGTGATGAGCATGTTCTGGGGGGTACCGGAGAGCACGGAGCGCTCGTCGGTGTCCAGGTACACGTAGTGGGCGTAGCACTCCCACTTGTCACTGAGGCCAGCACCCCACGTGATGCGAAGCTCAACATCGTGGTACTGGAGGGCGATGAGGGGAATGGCCGACTGCCAGTTCTCGCAGAAGGAGAATCGAAGGGGGTAAAACTTGCTCTCGGCCGCCTCGGCGAAACCAGACTTGGACTTGGTGAGGCTCTGTGCGAGAAGGGTGGGGGCGATGTACTGGGAAAAGGTGGACGTCTGGTCGTCAATCACCTGACCACCGATGAGAAGCTCCACCTTGGCAATCTGATTCACCCATTCGTCGGGAGCAAACTTGACGGCACTGGTCCCGCTGTTGGGAGCGAGGTACACGTAGCTGAGAAGGTCACCCTTGCGCTCGAAGCGGACGGTGGACATACCGTTGGCGCTGGGGTTGCCCTGGATAACCTGACGTTCGACCGTCTGGGCAAAGTTCGTGTGACGCTTGTAGTTGGAACGGAAGAAGGAAACCTCGGGCTTCCCGACGATGTGTGCATCCTGGGCACCAATGGCAACGAGTTGGGCAATACCACCAGACATTTTATATTATAGTGAG